CCCACTTTTATATTAGACTAGGAGATACAGAGGATCTTGGAGCGGGATCTCTGGACGGTGGATCAACATTCGCTCACGCAACAGAATTTAATCAGATATGAAAATTACTAAAAAATATATGTTAAGACCGTGCGCCCGTTGTAAAAACGGGTGCTGACTACAGATTGGGATCATGGAGAGCTAATCTCCAAGTTACACAATATAGCAACCAAGACGCAGCAGACCCCAGGACTCCATCCAGGAGGAAGAACCCTGTAGGGGAAATCCAAAAAAGCCCTAGAAGCAATCCTATCCAGAAACCCATACACATAGGACATCTAAACAGTTCTCCTAACTTTCCATTTAGTTTCTGAGCGTAGTCTCTCCACCTTGCTCCAATCTTTGAAACTGTAATAATATTGGAAGCACCGAAGGCTACCAAGCAAAATAATAATAAATCTAGCATGTTATTGGAAACTCCTTTTTATATTTCTCGTAAACCAACTGTCTATTTTCGTGCCATGAATCCCGACCAGCTAGTTCTCCCCTAGAGTAATGTACTATTTTTAGTGGGATAGTTATGTTTTGATACCCCAAAGTGTGGGCACTTAGGGTATAATGTATATCATAGAAGTCCCAATCACCTTTTAGGTATTCTGGTTTTGCTAAACCTATTTCTCTTAGAACTTTAGCCTTAATAGCTAAGAATAAGCCATCTAAAACTACTACTGGTCCGTCCACCCCATAGAAGGTAGTATGGGTGTCTAGCTTGTTATCTTCTACATGGTGTACAGAGCCCCTGTGAAGCCCCTGCTGCCATTTAGGATGGTCCCACCACACTACATCCTCCCCTAGATAAGTGGTCCCAGCAACCCCCACAAAGCCTGTAGTAGCCTTTACTCCTTGTACTAATTTCTTCTTGAAGTCTGTATACGGCATTTTTATGTCAATATCATCATGTGAAAGAATTATGATATCATCAGGGTTAGGATTCACCTTCTCATATGCTTTTTCATACCCAGAGAATATAGATTTTTGATTAACAAGTAGTTTTACTTCAATACCGCACAATACTAAATAAGATAGGTACTTTTTAGTGACAGCAGTAAGCTTCTTACTTCTTGTACATATAAAAGCATATATTTTCTGATCAGACATATACTATAATAGACTATGGAACCCCAAGAATTATTAGAAGAATTTAAAAAATGCAAGGAAGACCCGATTTACTTCCTTTGCAACTACATTAAAGTGGTTCACCCTATGCGAGGTCTTGTCCCCTTTAATTTGTATCCATTTCAAAGGAAGATTGTAAATAGTTTAGAGACTAATAGGTTCAATATTCTAAGGAAATTTAGACAGGCAGGATGCACTACGATAGCCTCTGCGTATTCCTTATGGATGGCACTATTTAAGAAGCACCAAACTATTGTAATTCTTTCTAAGGGAGATGTAGAGGCTACCGAGGTACTGGAGCGCATTAAGATTATGTATGGAGAACTTCCTGAGTTCCTAAAGCCAGGGGTAGAGGAGAGCAATAAGCACACTTTTAAACTTAAGAGTACATCTGTCATAAAATCAAGACCATCTGGTAAGCAATCAGGTAGATCTTTGGCTGGTTCTATGCTAATCATTGATGAAGCAGCCTTTATTGAGTTTGTTGATACCATTTGGGCTGCGGTATACCCCATCATTTCTACGGGAGGGAGAGTCTTTGTACTGTCTACCGTTAATGGGGTAGGTAATTGGTATCATAATCAGTATGTGCAAGCTCTGGCGAAAGAAAACTCATTTAATGCCATTGATATCAACTGGGAGTCTCACCCCGAATATAAGAGACAAGAGGGGTTCGATAAGCTATACTCCCAGATGGAGAAGAAGGGGGTATTCGTAGATAACTGGGAAGATACTACAAAAAGAAACATGCCCCTCCGTCAATGGCTACAAGAGTACGAATGCGAGTTCTTGGGAACTGGTTCCACATATGTAGATGGGGAAAATCTAAAGGTTCTAGTAGAGAATCAGAATGAAAAATATGATATCAAATATAACAACCGCATGCGTGTCTGGAAGGAGCCTGAGCCGTATTATGAATATGTTGTAGGGGTAGATGTAGCTTTAGGGCGAGACAGAGATCACTCAGCATTTCATATTATAAACAGGTATACAGGAGAGCAGGTTGCTGAGTTCTACTCTAACAAGACTCCCATTAATGAGTTTGCTGAAATCCTAGCAACAGAGGGAAATTACTATAATCTGGCTCATTTATTAATAGAGAGAAATACTATAGGAAATAACCTCATTGATTGGTTATTTAATGTTCTTGAATATGAGAACTTATGGATGGAGCAGAACGGAGACTTTGGAGTTCAAGTCACTAATAAAAATAGGGACACTATTCTTGCCAGAATGGAAGAGTACATACGAGTTAATGCCATTAAAATTAATTCTAAGAGAACTGTGGATGAGCTTTTAACTTTTATCATCAACAATAGCGGAAAACCAGAGGCAGATGTAGGAAAAAACGATGATTTAGTTATGAGTTTAGCTTTAACCATTCATATTCTTCATACTTTATCTGAATCTAATCCAATAGAGACGAGTATGGGGCTAAATAAAGAGAGAGATAAGCCCTTGGCTGCTATAATGGCTTCACAAAAGGCTACTCTTAGAACTTATGGGGGAATAACTAAGGAAGAAATGAAATGGCTGATGAAAAACTAGAAAATCCAGAACACCTAGATGAAGAGCTAAAAAATCCAGAACGCTTGGATGAATTTGGGCAGTCTGAATGGGGAGGATCTCCTAATTCAGCAGGAGCATACTTCTATCCCACAGGAAGACTAGGAAAGTTTCTTTCTAGATTCTTTGCCACAAAAGCACAGCCTTATATTGCAAGACAAGAGACTGATGGTACTGATGCTAAAGTAACTCCTGCTCCTCTGGCAGGAGATACGGTAATCCAATCGGACACTATCAAGCCTACTGGTCCTGCTGGGGATATCCACCAAAGCACTCGACCTGTAACGCTCCCAGAGCTAGAAAAAAATAGACAAAAACGCTACAGAGAGTATGAGCAGATGGATGAGTATCCAGAAGTCGCAGCAGCGTTTGATATCTACTCTGACGATGCTACCCAGAGAGATACGAAGGGCGAGAGGTGGATTATCCATACTGATCACCCAGAGGTTAAAAAGACTGTGACCGCTCTTTTTAAGGAAATTAAACTTGATAGATCATATTGGGATATTGTAAGGAATACAGTTAAGTATGGGGATGCTTTTTGTGAGCTTGTGACGGATGTTAATAAGCCAGATAAAGGTATTCAGAGAATTAAGATGCTCAATCCCCACTTTATTTTAAGAGTAGAGAATGAGTACGGTTATCTTACTGATTTCTTACAGGAGATACCAGAGAAGGGAGATTGGGATGCATACGGGTTACATGGAGAGGGTATGAATGCATCAAAGTATATTACTTTGGACAAGAACCAAATTCTCCATTTCCGTTTATTTACCTCAGACCCTTACTTCTATCCCTATGGAAAGTCTATTGCAGCACTAGCAGTTAGAATCTTCCGCTCATTAAAGATGATGGAAGATGCTATGATTATCTACAGATTGGCTAGAGCCCCAGAAAGGCGTATCTTTTATGTGGATGTTGGTAACTTACCTACTAATAAGGCTGAGATCTTTATTGAAAAGCTAAAGCAAAAGTTTAAGAAGGAGAAATACTACAATGCTCAAGTCGGAGGAGTTGATGAAAGATATAACCCCCTTTCTATGGATGAGGATTTCTTTGTTCCTACAAGGGCAGGGGGTGGAACAAAAATTGAAACTCTTAGAGGAGCAGAAAATTTGGGAGAAGTTGATGATGTTAAGTATTTTAGAGACAAACTACTTGCCGTTCTCAAAGTCCCTAAAGATTATATCGTAGAAAAAGACCAGTCTCCTGAAAGGAAGGCCAATCTATCTCAACTTGATGTAAAGTTTGCTAGAGTTATTGTTAGGGTTCAGCACTCTATTGAGGTGGGATTAGAGAGTTTAGCTAAAAAACACCTGAAATTATTAGGCTTCCCAGAGGCCATGACTAAGGATATGACAATTGAACTTCCTGATCCATCTGATATGTTTACAAAGCGTAAACTTGACATAGATGCTCAGAAAGCCCAGGTCGTTCAAACCGTGGTGGGGTTAAACTTATTCCCAAAATCGCACATATATAAAGAATACTACGATATGACGGACGCTGAGATAGAATCCACTTTACAAGCTATTGAGGATGAGTCTAGTGCTGCCACAGAGGAGCAAATGCAAGGTATGGACAACAATATGCAACAAGGAGCGGGAGGAGGAGAACCGCCCCCCTTACCAGGAGCCGAAGGTACGGGGCAATCTAATGAGGAAAAAATAAACAGACTTAGAAAATTTATCCTCTCAGAAAACCTAGATACTAGTAAGTTGAGAGTCCTTAAGCGGATTTATAATAAAATAGAGGAAAAAACCAATGTTTGATCACATTTTCGAAAATAGAGATAGAAAGATTACCGATCTTCTTAGACTAGGAGACTGCTTGGGTAGAAGTTTAAGAGAAAATGTCAGTCTATTCTCTGTTGATGACCAAAACTCTAGAGTGTCCTACTTAACAGAGGGACAAAAGATAATCTCTGGTGATTATAACCTCAAGGATGGTGTTGAGCTTGATTTTATTGTTGTAGAGAATTTTGATATGTACACGGATGAAACTAAGTTTGATTCCTTTGTGGATAGTAAAGTTTCTATTTTTGTTGAATCTCTATACTCTGATAATTTTGGTAAAGCTCAAACAAACTTCTCTGATATCTTAAATACATGGAATAGTAGACTAAAGTTTGATTCTGTTAAGGCCAGATTACATGAAAAAAATTCCAAGTTTAATGATTCTCAGGACATCCTCTCAACTCCTCAATTTCATAACTTTATTGAATTATCCGACCAGATCTCGGGGTTCTTGGAAGAGAACTATGAGGAAATCCTAAATATTCCTGAAATCATGAATGGTATTAGATTATCTAATACTGTTACAAAAGCATTCAATCTTCCTAGATTAAATTATACCACCTTGGCTGAACAAGGGTCTTACAGAGTGTCCGACCTAGAAAACAAGTCTATCTACGAAATGATTTGTAGACAAGAACTGGTGAAAAAAGAATTGCTAGAGTCTAAAAAGCAGTTCCTGAATTCGTGGGCTTCTAGCAAAAGTGTTAAATCATTAGCTGGGCTTATTTATGAGGAAAATCAAGAAACTGTTATGGATGCATTATCAATGGCTATAGAGGAAATTCCTTACTTTGCTTTTGTAACAAAGAAAGACCTCTACGAGTCTGTGAGAAATGCACTTTCCATTTCAGAAAGTGTTGAGATCCCTGATGAGCATATTAGAAAGTTTACAAGTACTTTATTCGAATACAAGAAGCCTGTAAAAATTGAATTAATTAAGGTTTTAAATGAGAAGTATGGGATTAATATTCAAAATTTAAAGGATACACCTACCTTTAAGAGTCTTACTAATACTCAAGTGGTGGTTTTAGAGTCTATGGCTAGAATATCTCCCAAGAGTTCCACACAGAAACAAGTTCTAAGAGAATTTGCTAATCTTCTTCAAACCAAGTCTGGTGTGCAGAGCCTGGATGTAAATGACTGCTTAAGACTTATTTTTGAGGCTGCTGGGTTTGGTGATATGTTTGAAGGTGAGGAGCTTATTAATCATTGGGATGGTGATTTGTCCAATGATGTAGAAACCAACAATATGTATAAGGGAGTAGTTGAGTATACAGAAGAGGAAGCTTTAGAAGAACAAGATGGGGAGGAGGATCCAGAAGAGGGAGAACCCGAAAAACCAGACCCTCTGGAGCAAGACCCAGAAGACAAGGAAGATGAGGAACAAGAGAAAAAAGAAGAAGCAGATGATCTCCCTGACAAAGAGGTGTCCAAGGAGGACTTCATGGAAGCCATGAG